GACATTTATAGTGCTGCCGAATATTTTTACACTTTACGATCTATGGTATCGATGGCCTTACATAGATTAACCTTCCAGTAAGAAAACCAGAGGTGGATTTGGAGACAAAATAAAACTTTAAACTATCTATATCACCCTAACTATTCTTTCATGGATTCGTCAGTTCCAATATTGGGTGTAACCCGTCCAATATTACACTATTCACCAGACTTACCTTAGCTCTTTATGGCTTAAGGTCGGTATTACTCAAATAGTCTACAGATAATTTAATTTAGTACTCCGAGAAGGGGTCGAACCTTCAACCTACGCTTTAGAAGAGCGTTGCTCTAATCCATTGAGCTATCGGAGCATATTACAAGATAGGTTTTTCTGCGTGTTATTCCCAAAATGAATTTGCATAAGTATTTGTTGCTGTATCTATCTTTAGTAGTCCCATTTGGCGTCGAACCAAATTTTCCAGGTTGAAAACCTAGCGTCCTAACCATCGTAGACGATGGGACCAAAATGACTTTTTGTCACGTACTAAGTCTAAAAGCGCCTCGCAGAACCATTGTGTTGCCGGTCATTGTCGCGGTAACCCGGAGCTCGTAAAGAAGAAACCACTTCAGCCGCGATTCGATTTCTTCTCATTCACCATGCTACCGATTTAGGATGTCGGCAACTTCCGATATTACGCAGACGAGGTTTGTACCTTTTACCTCCAAGCATGACTTTGTTTGTAGTGCCCCAGGAAGGACTCGAACCTTCAACCCACGGATTAAGAGTCCGCTGCGCTACCAATTGCGCCACTGGGGCATAAAAGTACCGACAAAAGATAGATTATGGCCATAATTTCTCTTTTGCCTCGCTAGAGTTTGTGCAGGACCATTGTGAGGACTCGAACCTTCTGCAACGCCTCTAACTAAAATTTGTTTGTAGTCGGAGTGGTAGGATTCGAACCTACGACTTCTTGAATCCAGATCAAGCACGCTGACCAGACTGCGCTACACTCCGATTTAGTGGCCAAGGTGGGACTCGAACCCACACGGCATTACTGCCAAGGGATTTTCTTAACACTATAGTTTTCACTACCAGTATATACTGTTTGTGCTCTGGACTTTGCCTTCTTCATGACTTTCGTTTTAGAAGGGAACCATCAAGTCTCTACACCTTCCTTATTCAGGCTTGGCTCGGCGTTGCCATTGTCCACAGGTTTCACCGAATTTGGCTCCATCGCATCTAGAAGTTTCCTACCTAGTGCCTCATTTGTTCTCCCACGTCTAAATCTATACGTAGGAGTTAAACTATGACAGTTTGGACAAATCAAGCGTAAATTCTCTAATCTATGGTCAGTTGGAATTCCATTGATATGATCTAACTCACATGGAGTATAATCACTATTTTCTGGCTTTTTATTCCAACCACATATCGAACATTTATCTTCGATATATCCTTCATTTATCAAACGCAATTTTAATTTGTATGTTTGATAATTAGGATATTTACCACTTAAAATATCTTCAGTATCTATATGAGGTTGATTTTTAGGACAACCTTTTCCACTTTGATTTGGCTTATAAACGTTAAGTTTAATCGCTTTTCGTTTAAAATTACTGAACGACATTCCAGTGAATTTCGCCGCTTGAGCCATAGTTTGACACTTTTCTACAATTAAAATAAATTCTTCATCAGTCATATCTTATTTATATAAAGTGTCTGTTTAAGTCCCCAGTGTCTACCAATTCCACCACAAGGCCAAAAGAAAAATAATTCATTAACAAGTTAGTGCAGACTGTTTTAGTCCTACTCATCTGCATCCCGGGTGACTTTCGTGCCCTTGTTACATAGGATTTCATTTATATCACCTCACTCAGGTATAGCCGCCGTTATGCGCAATGACAAGCTGACTATTCAAGTAAGAACTTCTGTTCCTGGCAGGCCAATATGTCCAGCGAAGCAATGAATTATTTTTAGCTGGGAAGACAGGACTCGAACCTGTGAAAACTGGGGCATTAACAGTGCCGTGGCATACCAACTTGCCGACAACCCAATAAATGATAGTGCCTGTGGGTGGATTCGAACCACCAAAGCCGAAAGGCACCGGTTTTACAGACCGGGGATGATCTCCAACTCATCAGCACAGGCATAAAAACTTTGTAGGTTTAGAGAGTTCCTACTTCTCAGTGGGCTACCACCAAAGCTAAAAGCGCCGGCATACAAGATAAAACTTGCAGGAATTATTTTATATGCCTTTCACCGAATGAATATATTGACTGCAATCAATATTTAGTGTGACCTCTGGATAGATTCGAACACATCGTTTCCCGGCTCCACGCCGAGCGTCCTAGTCCAGCTAGACGACAGAGCATTCGGTTTTTTGTTAGTCGGGATAGAAGGATTCGAACCTTCGACCACTCCGCCCCAAACGGAGCGCTCTACCAGACTGAGCTACATCCCGCTGATTTTAGGCTCTTTCTTCCGCCACTGAGGAAGCGAACTTGGCTGATTGCGGCACACAGTACCTAAACTTTTTAATTTTAATGGGCCAAGCGGGGATCGAACCCACGACTCCTACATTAAAAGTGTAGTACTCTACCAGCTGAGTTATTGACCCAAAACTTCGTCCCTTACTCGAATATATGCATCTACTCTTTCGTGGGCTTGCATCCATCTTTTCACTAAGTCAATCGGCTTCGAACCGATCTCTCCGGCATGACTTTTCTGGCCGGTGTTCCAATCCAATTCACTGTTTTCTTAGCAAATCAACTTCAACCATTTTTGTTTGACAGAGTTTCATTCTCGCCTCCGCTTTATCTTCCCTATAGCAACGGAGAAAACCATAGCATGTAGTCGGTAGGGAGGGACTCGAACCCTCACACCTTTCGGTACTGGATTTTGAGTCCAGCGCGTCTACCAATTCCGCCACCTACCGATAATTAATGCTCACCAAATTGTCAATCTTCAACTCAGTTTCACGAACCGAATTACAAGAGTAAATTTACTAATTTCGATTTCTCTTGTCAACCCCCTTTTCTGTAAAACATTCTTTACATTGAGGAGGATTTTTGCATTGAAAGTTTCACCGTAGTGACTCTTTCAATTTTGACAGGCTAAATATAAGTGATTATTTTCAGCTTGTCAACCCCTGATTTAGTAAAATTTTCTTTACATTCTCAAAGGCGTTTTCGTTATTTCATTGTCGACCGGACTCGGGCGGTTATTATTCCGTGTACCCGACTTGCATTTTCCTACGTGCGGCACACAGATTTTTTGCTTTTACAGCCAACCTTCATATTAGACCATTTTATTATCCATCCTTTTAACTACTCTAACAAAAGTGATGCAGTTCTTGTTGTTGTTTTACTGTTTGAGTGACTGCTCTAACTCATTCAGCTGTTTTATTTTAACAAGTAAAATATACTTAATTATTTGGCTCTTGTAAACCCTGTTTTTTGTAAAACTTTTTTTACATTCGCCGTTTTCTTTGTGATTTTTAGCCATCAGCTTCAATCACAGGGTATAATATACCAAAAAAAGAGGGTCTTGGAAACCCTCTTTTCTGTAAATTTTTATTTACAATCCTTTATGTTTTGTAAATGAATGTTTACACAATGAAGAGGGAACTACCTAGATATTTAGGTAATCTATAATAATTCTTCAATTGTGGTATATTATTCATTTTCATATCTTATTTATATAACGAACTTTTTAAAATTTGCAGTAAATTAAAAACTAAAAATAAAAACTAAAAATAAAAACCTACTCTTGCGAGTAGGCTTTTATCATTGAATAAAGAAAATTACTTATTGATAAAAATATAATTTCCAATTACTAATGCCGCACCTACTCGGCCAGACTTGATCCATGAGTCCCAACAGTCATTTGCTAAATTACATGTTGGTGAATTATGAATATTGAAAGAAGTATTGATTAACATCTTATTACCAGTCTTTCTTTCATACTTATCCAGAATTTCCCATGCATCTTTTGTAAATTCATCATTTTCGTAAATGAACTGCGCACGTGCAGTGTTATCTACGTGAACACCACCACGATACTTTTCCTTTACGCCCTTCTTACAATCCATAGTCATTGCCATAAATCTGCAAGAAGCTTCACCAACCTTCCAGTTATTGAATAATTCATTAGCTGAAGTATTCTTACATACTGGACAATATGGCATATATTCTGAACGTCCCATTGCCTGATTCAATGTATGAGTACCATTTGGATCTTGTGCTGTATACAAAGTACTATGATTCATCAAAGCACGTGGACCAAATTCTTCATTACCTTGACACCAATGAACAATCTTATTATCTGCCAACAAATCAGTGACAATATCAATCAATTCATGTTTATCAGGACAATATCTAACTTCTAGATCTTTTTCCTTAATTGCATCATCTACAACATGGTCAATCAAATATCCAGTGTGGTCAATATTAGTACCACCATTGATAATGATATTTGGACCAACATATTTCAATGCAACACTATCCTGAACACTATCAGTTGCCTTCAAATCTTCAATATAACGATAGAATGCACAACCAATTGCAGTACCTTCATCACCCATTGGAGGAGATACAAAGACTGCATCAAACTTTCCTGTATCTTTAATACGCTGATTCAACTTAACATTAGCTACCAAGCCACCTGCAGTATACAATACAGCGCCATCTTCAAAATCTGTTGCAGACAACCAATTTAGAATTACCTTTTCTGCAAAGACCTGAACTGCGTATGCCAATTCCCATGGTGTATACTTCATATCAGATGGAATTTCCTTGTTATGATTCAACATATCAAGAATATCATCTTTATTATAATTGTTTCCTAGACGATCCTGAACAAACTTATAGACAGTGTTCTTTAGTCTTAAGAAACGTTCAAAGTCAATAATAGTTGATGTCTTTACCATTTCCTTCTGTTCATCTGTCAATGGCAATAATAGATTTTCATCAACCCAGAAACCAGATGTTGAATAGTTAAATGTCTTACCATTCAATGTTTCTGTCTTATAAACGTTAATAGCTTCACCTAATTCATCCTTACCAGTCAATGTCTTCAATAAGTCATGATAAACTTCCATTGCCTTCTTAGGATTCTTTTCACAATGTGCAGCCAATCCAGTCACCTTACCTTCATGCTGGTGTTCCTTAAATTGTAGAGCACCGGTAAAGAACTGATAAATCAAAGCTGGACTATCAATTACTCTAATCTGAGAAATTGGATAACTTTCATCAATTCCTTGGAATAGAGAAATACGTCCTGAATAACCATCACCAAATCCATCAGCAGTCATTGTATAGAAACGCTTAACTGTGCATGGATATTCATTCCAATAAACTGGGAATGCAGAGAAGATGTGTGCTGTGTGGTGTTCTACTCTCTTTAATACAGGATTTAGAACACGTGTATTTGTCTGCATTCTAATATACAAATTCAAGAACTGAGAAAATGCATATTCTGCCTGAACCAATGGATCAGTACTTACATTCTTTGCTTTCTTAAAATACTGTTCTAGTTGTGGTCTCCACAAATCTGGAATATTCTTCAATAGATATGCTTCAGACAATCCTTCATAGTGAGAATAAACCAATTCATCTACAACGATTGGATGACCTAACTTATTTTCTGCTTCAATAATACATGCCTTAATAGCATCTAATGGAAGTTGCTTTGTATTCTTCTGTCTGTTTAAACGTTCTTGAGAAACAGCACAAAGAACTCCACTTCCTGCCTTAAAGATTGCGGCAGAACTATTAAAACCTAATGAAATACCAATATAAATTTTTTCTTTATTCATGATTTTCCTTTAATTTGATACTTTTACAATACCTTCGACAACAGCAAGATTATACAATCTCTTGTTATTGTTCTCTAAATATAATAATTTTTTATCATTTGGCATACCATCAACAGTATTATGTTTCAAACTTTTTATTTGTGTATAAAGTTGTGATGATTTTGTCAATAATTTCTTTTCATTAATTAACAATGGTAAACGTGGATTTTGTATTGCTTCTAAGATTTCAGCTTTATCTTGTTTAAAATAACAATGAGCAGAGATAGCAAAATGCTGATAATATCCTGTTGGAATATTCAATTCATTTGCAATTCTCTTTTGAATTGATGTAAAGTAAAATACATCATAAGGCATGCATCCAATAATATCATTACTTCTCATACATGCTGTGCAATTCAATTTACCATCCAAAATATAGAATGACAAATTAAATGTACAAATCTCATCAAAGCATGTTCCTCTATGTGGATTTGGAACATTAAAATTTATAACTGCTCTACGAGATGTTGGATCTTTTTTCAAAATATCAATGACTTGTTTTTCTTGGTCAAATCCATATCTTTGATGAACTATATGACCATAAGCAGAATTCGAATAAATACCATCTTCTGATTTTCTTTGAAAGCCTGGAGCTTTAAAATAATTAATAAATTCTAGTTTTTCATCTTGTAGATTAAACCAGATTTCTTCAGCTAACAAATATCCAATATCTACAGAATAAAATAATGGTATATTATTATTCACATCAGTCAATTGGAAACCAAAATTACAAATTTCTAATGGACCTTTTCCACCTCTTTGTTGACCGTTATCATAGATTTCTCTGATAACATCTTCAAAGATACTAGTCATCGAATTTGAAATAATCATCAATAAAACCTTTTACTTTATTAAAAACACCAAGTTCAGATAAATAGGTTGTATCTAAATACAATACATGCTTATTATCCATTAATTGAAGTCTTTTGCCTACACTTTCATAACGTTCAACCTTATTTTCTACTTCAATACGAATTTCTTCATCAGTTCCACGTTTATTAACTCGTTCCATAATTGTATCTACAGAGCCATTTAATATAATAATCAACCATGGATTTATCTGACTTGATGTGTATTTCTTAAATAAATCAACAAATACTTGAGGATTTATTTTTGATTCTCTAGCGTAAACGTTAGAGTATACATATTCACTGATGAATGATCTGTCTGAAACAACATTGTCAAGTAAGCACTTCTGTTCATAAGATTGGACATCTTTCCAACCTTCTCTAGTCATGACTACTTTGTCTAGCTTATATTCTTTAACTAATCTATCAACCAATGTGGTCTTTCCACATCCATCACATCCATCAATGATAATATGCATTTATTAAGCCTTCTTTACTTTAGCCTTGAATTCATTTGAGTTCAAATCAAAGGTAGACATTTCATCATGTTCTGCCTGAGTAATTAGATTGTTTTCTAACATCTTAGCTAGAGCATAAGTATATGCCAACTTCTTACCAATCTTCTTAGAGAATGTGTCCTTATAAGAACAGTGTGCAATTCCCTTTACGATTACCTTTGTTTCCCACTTATTCTTGGTATATTCATAGATTGCAACTTCAGTTGTCTTTTCATTCCAATCTGTGTACCAAACACGACCAAATTCATCTGTCTTTTCTGACTGATGATAGTCATCATTATAACGAACCTTAACGATAAAGTTCTTTCCTGTAGTAGTAATTACCTTCATTATTTTACTCCTTATATATTAGTGTTTAAAAATTTTATTCTTCATATTGATACTTTTCGTATAGATAATCTCTATAATCTGCAATTTCAGATAAAGCCGCATTCAAATTCTCTACATAAGAGACATGTGGTTTGCGTTTCTGACTCTCTGACATATCAATATGTGATTGATTATATTCTATTTTCTTGTAAATCAATTCTAGTTTCTTGAGGTCTGCTTCTTTATTCTTGTTTGCTTTACGCAAACTCCCAATCTCTCTAATAATATGATTCACATCTTCTTGATATTCATCGTATGCTTGCATTAGTTTTTCCTTATTGTTAAATTATGTTATAAATATAATAAACATATTTTTAGTTGTAAACCCATTTTTACTAAAATTTGCAACAAAGATTCTATTATTTTATTGGAGAGATTTTTATGGATTTATTAGAAGCAAAGAAAACTCTACGAGCTCACGGATATACGCTCTTGAAAGAAAATGAAGAAACTCTATTAGAATCTACAAATAAAGAAATTGAAAAATTTGCTGTTTATATGGTCGATGAAATCGAAAGATATTTAGAAGGTTGTGAATTCTTGGAAGGTACAATTGATGGTAAACCAACTTTTCATAAAAATCGTATTATTATTTCTGTATACTTTCCACAAACAAGATGGCCAACTGGTCCTAACTCAGCTGAAATAAGACCTCAAACAAAGCATTTCCAATATACTTTCAATATTTTCGATTTAGATGATGCATGGACATTTGATGATGGTTCTAGATTTAGATATGGTAATAAACTCAATATGAGAAATTATACAATTGAAACTCTAGAAGATATGGATAATCAATTAGGTTGGGAATTACAAAAACAATAAAATAAAAGAGAGCTTAACGCTCTCTTTTTTAATGTTCATCTCTATAATAAGTATCTTTTCTATCAAGATGTGTTTTCTTATTACCACTTCCTGTATATACATCTAATACAGTCACATTTAATTCATCAAGTACTCTAACTTCTTCTTCACCTTTTATTTGAGTTCCTTTATTACTAAAATGAGACCATTCAGCTGCACATAGAGCAGACATTGTCAAGTCAATATTACTTTGATCATTTTCAGCGACAATCATATATTCATCACCACCATTTCCAGATACTGCTGATGTGCTATCATTCCAACACCAAGATTTACCAACAGCATGAAGATTTACATTGGCAAGTCCCATTCTTTCTTTATACTTATTCTTACGTAAGTATTCTGCTTTATCTTTTTGATGCCATTTATCTTCCATATCATCAAGCTGGTCATCTACCCAATCTACATCAACTTCAACAGCTCTATAGATAAGTTTTGATTTCATTTTATTCATGAAAGTCTTATACATGACTTTAACAATAGGTGGAACTTTACCTTCAGTCTGCTTTTCAACTTTTGGTTGTTTTTGATTTTTAATTTTATTATAAACTTCTAAAGCTGATGCTACACTGAAATTATTTTTAAATAAATGTGCTATGCATTTCTTAGCAAAATCCATTGTATTAGATTTTGATATAATTTGACCAAACCAATAATCATCACTACTAAATCTTGATAATGCATCAGTCATTTGATCATATAAATCTAATTTCTTTTCATTCCAAGTATCAGTAGCATTATCTAATAAATCATAATAATGATCTTCTAATTTATCAATTATTTTAAAGAATTCCTTAGGATTTTTAGCTTTAGAAAATGCTTTATTTAATTCTTGTGATAATAATTTTTTACCTTCTTTAGATTTACATATCTTTTTGCAATAAAGTACAACATATAGATCAGGTTTATATAATTCATCTTCATCATCGTCATCATCAGACCAACCATCATCAGTAATATGCCAATACGCATTTTTAGAAAATAGACAACTTTCTAAGTCTTTAACTTTAGAATTTTCCTTGATATATGAACGAGTATCATAATTAGCCATCATGATTTTATAGAATTCAAAGACGGTCATTGTATTCTTATGCTGGAACTTTTCTTCCCACCAATCTTCATAGTTTTCTATTAAATCATCTTCGTCATTACCACCACCACGGTATTTAACATTCTTTTTCCATGACTGTTCAGCATCTTTTTCTTTACGTCTAATAAATTCTTCGTATGCTTGAATAACACGGTCTTTCAGAGAAGACATTTTAGCTTTCTGATTATGATATTCTTTTGGTTTGACGTTTATGCCTAAATCTGCATCATCATATTCATCTGTATCTTCGATGATATAACCTGCATCTTCTAATATGTATTTTGCTTCTGATAACTTCATATATTATTTATTAGAATGACAATTCTTTGAAATCATCGTCATCTTCATCAATGAAATCATTACATGCTTCATCAAGTCTATCTAATTCATCAACTATGAATTCAGCACATTCATTTTCTTCAATATCTTCTTTCCAGTATGTGAATATTTGGTCAAATATCTCAGAATTATTAGGTATATTCTTCCTAAACTTATTTCTTACAATTTTGACTACATTATTCTCATAATCTGTATATTCGTCGCCGTAGCTCATTTCATCCTCCGTTGTGTATATGTTATATATTATACTTATCTATAGTAGACAAATGCTAATAAATATAATATGAGCGAATTATATGATAAACTAAAAAATTATTGGAATGGAAAACTTGGCAAATATGGTGATGAATTAGTCAGAGAACATGCTAAAGAATTAAAAGCATATTCTATCGCATCTATTTCAGATATTATTGACCATTTAGAACAAAATAAGTTTAGATTAGAAACTTATGGTAAAACATCATGGTCTAAATTCCTAAATATAGCCAAGTTATCTGAATATCTAAGACCAGGATATATTACTGACGCTCTTGCTATTACTACACATCAACCTGCTATGGGTCAAGGCGAATTCTTATTCGTATCATGCTTTAAGAATATTGCTATCAACAGTGAGTCAGGTGATTTAATAGACACATCTACAAATGAAAAGATTGAATTTAAGGGTAATCGTTCATCATTTGCTGGTGAAGGTAAAGATAAATTAAAATATAAAGAGATGAATGATGATGTAATGTATTCTATATGTAGTCTATTTGATATTGTAGAAAATAGTAAAGGTTCTTTTGATAGAGAATTCTGTAAAATGATAGATGGTAAATTAAAAGAACAACCTGAAATGATTGATAAAGTAATAAACATTTGTCAAAATATAGAACCTGAGTCACATACAATAACAAAAATGTTTACTCAGTTATATAAAGAAAAAGAAGATTTATATCATGTAGTTGCAGCAATGCATTGTTATACATATCTAAAGCTACAAAAGACAGATTGGTTAGTAGTCACAAATGATAATGGATTTGCTATCTTCAAAGCTCCAGAAGATGCAGAAGATGCATGGTCAATAGTAAAGCAATTGAAATTAAGTACATGGGGCAAACAAAATAAAAGTATTGAATTAAGTTTATAATATGGGCGATAAGAATACATCATCAAAATTAGTTGAAAACCATTCTTCAGTGGCATCACAACAAAGTACAATTATTGAATTGTATTATGGTGCTACAACAGATGGTGAAATTAAGAATAAGCAAGACTGTGGTATGCCTATCTCCCAAGATAGTATTGCTGAAATACGTTTAACTGAATCTATATTTGGAACATTACCAAAGTTAACAATTAAGATTTATGATAATGGTGAATGGGCAACTACTTTTGCATTTAGAGCTGGTAATAACATTAGATTAAGAATAACACCTGTAGATGGAAATCCTGATATGTTGCAAAATCCATATTTGGATTGTTTCTTTACATTAGAAGGTGTTAATACTTACATGAATCAAGCAGCAGGAAAATACATTTATGAATTGTCTTGCATATATGCATGTGAAACATTTATCAATTCAGTTTGCACATGGCCAGAAACAGAAATAATGGCTAAATTAAAAGGTTATAAGAAAACATCTAAAGAAGTATTACAAGAATTAGTTGAAAAAGCTGCGCTTAAATTTGATTATAGATGTCCATCTGATCCAACAGATAAAATGTTATGGCTTAATAAGACTTTAACTTATGCTAAGTTTGCTAAGCATATTATTGATCATGCTTGGATTGGAGAAAATGATTTACCTTTAATGTATATCAATAAGAATGGTCAATTTGTTTATGACTCTCTTGTTAGAATGTGTACACAAGGTATTTCATATAGTTATATGTTTGAACAAAACTATAATAAGTTAAGACAAGTTAATAAAAATTTAACATATAAACCTTATATGGATTTGTTATTCTATAATCTTCCTTATAAAGCATTTGATGATGGTTGTACTATTCAATCAGTACAATACAATCCATATAATCGTTCTGAAATTGATACTGATAAACAAAAACCACAAAAGGTTCAAGATGATCAAGAAAATTCATTTAGACAATATGAATTTAATGGTAATGGAACACGTTTATCAAACATTTCAAATAAGTCAGCTAAATCATTGCATTTAATTAACAAAAGAGAATATAGTGGAATTTATTTTAAAGAATTGCATGAATACTATAATGTTGCTCCTTTGCATCATAAGAATATTCGTAATTCATTCTTCACTAATTTCTGTTATATGACTTTAAATATGAATGATCAATCAGATGTTAAGCAGAATGATCCACAAACAAAACAAGAAGATAAGAAAATAGCTAAGACTTACATAAATCTTGGTGATAAAATTTATATAGATGCATCAGATTCTAAATACACAAATAAGATTTTATCTGGTGAATATATTGTATCAGGCTTAACTCACATTTGGGCACCAAACCATAATTATACAATCTTAGTTCAAGGTGTAAATGATGGTACCTATAATGAAGGTTATATGGCTATTCAAAATGATATAGATAAAATGGCAGCATCATACAACAAATATAAAATGAGTAGATAATGAGTGATTTGAATTTAGATAAAGTAAAAGAAAATTTCCCTGAGCTATTCAATGATATGGCTAATATCAACGATGATGTTGATGTTAAGTTTGATGGTCGTTGGGAAGGTAAAGTAATTAACAATAATGACCCTGAAAAATTAGGTCGTGTTCAAGTACAAATCTTTAATTTCTATGATGACCTTCCAAAAGATGGTATTCCTTGGGCAATTCCAGATATTTTATTCATTGGTTCTAAAGCAGGTAATTTCATTGTTCCAGAAAATGGAACATTAGTTTCAGGTTATTTTGACCAAGGTGATATTCATAAACCAATTTATGATAAGTTATCTTTCAATAAAGAAAGTATCGATAGCGGTGCAGCAGATCAAAGAGAAGATTATCCACATAAGATGATTATCTTCCA